TGGATAATAGCGCCGCAACCAGGACCACAGTTGCTATATGTAGCGGCAAAGTGGTGTCCGGTGATCTTCTATGGTGGCGCTCGAGGCGGCGGAAAAACAAGCGGGAGCTTGATCGACTTTTTCCAAGATGTATCGGAGCTCGGGAGCAACTGGCACGGTTTACTAGTGCGCAAAACTTATCCGGAGCTTCAGGAGGTTATTCGACAAGGGCGCGAAATGTTTGGTCCGGCGGGAGCAAGCTGGGTGCAGTTTCATAAGCAATTTAGGTTTCCAGAGGGTTCAACGTTAACGCTGCGAAGTATCGAAAGCTACGCGGATGTCGAAAAAATGCAGGGATCTCAGTATACGTGGGTTTGCATGGATGAGGCGACCAACCAGGGCGACGAAAGGATCTTTCGCGCTTTGCTTGCTTGCTTACGGTGGACTAGTGCGCACGTTCCGTTTAAGCGTTTCCGCCTAACGGGAAACCCGGGCGGCGCTGGTCATTCGTGGGTCAAGCGGTTATTTATTGATCCTGCGCCTCTAGGTTATGAGCTCATCGAAGATGGCGACATCAAGCGGATGTATATACCGTCAACGGTTGACGACAACGAGATCCTACTTGAGCGCGATCCTGATTATGTGAAGCGCCTCGAGGCGCTAGGCAGTCCGGATCTCGTACGGGCGTGGCGGTACGGTGATTGGAATGCGGTACTTGGTGCCTACTTTCCCGAGTTCTGCGCGGATCACATTGTGGAACCTTTTACAATACCTCGGCATTGGACCAGGTTTCGCGCGGCGGATTTTGGTACGAGCAACCCGACTTGCTGGCTCTGGTTTGCGGTGTCTGATGGTAGTATTCCCGACATCCCGCGATCCGCTTTGGTGGTGTATCGGGAGCTATACGGTAGCGGTATGACAGCTGAGGAGCAAGGTGAGGTTGTAGCGGATTTAAGCGACGGGGAGGTCATTAGCTACAGCGTGATCGATCCAAGCGCGCACGGGCAAACCTCGAAAGTTGTCAGAGGTCCGACAGTTGCGGAGGTGCTAGCAAGATCTGGGGTGATTTGTCGACCGGCGGATAACGAGCGGTTGGCGGGGTGGAACCAGATCCGGCAGCGGTTGCGAGATCGTAAGTTGGTGGTGTTTGCTACCTGCAAAAATCTAGTGCGCACTATCCCGCTGATGCAGCACGATCCGATGAATAACGAGGATCTTTGCAAGAAAGGCAGCGAAGATCACGCGGTTGATGCGCTGCGGTATGGGTGCATGAGTCGCCCGATAGTAAGCGAGGCGCCTCCGGTAGTGAGTAGTATGCGCAGTGTTGGCGAGTTTAGTTATAAGGAAATCGAGGCACAAATTGAAGAAATCGAAAGGCGGAAAAGAGGATACTGAATCAGAGATCCGATCGTGGTTGGCTGAGATAGCAGCGGCCGAGTCATCCGACAACTACCGCGCTTTTTTGGATGCGGCGCGGCGTGCATATCGCGCGTACGGTGCGCGAAAGTCATCGGAGCATGATCCGATTCGCTCGAGTTCTATCTTTTGGTCGAGTGTTCAAACTTTGCTCCCTTATCTCTTTTTCAATCTTCCCGAACCTCGAGCTAAGCGCTTGGATGTTTCCGCGCCCGGTCCAGTTGATAAACTTGCGGCGGAGGTGAGCGAAAGGAACCTGTCGCTACAGGCGGATATTCAACCGCTGAAAGATGTAATCGAGCAAGCAATCGAACAATGGCTGGTTGCAAGCTTTGGGCAAGTTTGGATCCGCTATGAGTTCGAAGAGTCGGAAGATCCTAGCGGTATGCGCTCGGTGAGTCATGCGGTTGCGGCGGTGGATTTCGTACATTTTGAAGATTGGATCATGCCGGATTGCCGAAATTGGCAGGAGGTCAGTGAATCCTGGGCGGGGCGCAAGTTATATCTGACTCGAGATGAGATCGAAGCGCGATTTCCAGACTTAGAACCCCAAGATCTTGATCAACTAAATTACATTCGAGGTCATCGAGATGAGCGATATACCGCAAGCTCGAGACAAAGATCCGGAGGTGTTGAGGCGCTTGAGCGCGCTTGTGTGTACGAGATCTGCGATATGCAGCGCGGGCGGCGGCTATTCTTGAGTAAAGATCTGTCGACAAAGTTTCTGATGGTAGCGGAGTATACAGTTGTCGAATTCGCTAACGGATCACCTTTTCCAAAACCGCTTTTCGGCACCCAAACAAGCGATTCTGTCTGGTCGGTAGTTGATTATACTTACTTGGAAGATGCTGAGCGCACGATCCGCGAAACGGTGAACACAAAGCGCTTACTAGTGAAAAATTGCAAACCGCGCGCGGTATATGCAAGTGAATTCGAGGATGTATTGAAACCTGTTTTTGAGTCACTTACCGCAACGGGCGCAAGCGTGAAAAATTGGGCATCCTTCGCGCAACAGGGCGGGATCCGTGGATCGGTTGATTTTGTACCGGTCGAACAATACGCAAATTGCTTGAACATCTTGGCGGGCGTTGAAGCGTCTGAGGTTGCATCATTCGAGCGATTAAGCGGCATAACCGACTTAATGAAAGGGATCGCGGATCCGCGCAATTCGGAGGGCACCAACAGGCAGATCGGCGTATACGGTGACAAGCGCACTAGTCGCAAGCAACAGGAGGTTGCTCGATTTGTGCGGGATGTCCAGCGCCTGCAGTATGATGTGATTTGTGATGCCTTTCCAGCTGAGATAATCGCGCGAAATGCGAATCTGCCGCTACAAGATCCCATGACGGCGCAAGTGTTGCAATTGCTTAAAACCGAATCGCGCCGCGCTTTTGTAATCGAAATCGAAACTGATGCTACAATAGAAACTGATGAAAGATCGTCAAGGGCGGAGCTGACCGAGTTTATGGGTGTATTAATGCAGGTGCTACAAGTAAGCGCACAAATTATGCAACTGAATCCCGGTTATGTTGGGGTCGTTAACGAAATCTTGCTCATGTCGGTTCGGTCATTTTTCAGTGGTCGTAAGGTTGAAGAAACGCTTGAACAAGCTTTCGAGCAAGCAAAACAGGCGCAACAACAACAAGCGCAGCAACAACAACAGGAGCAACAGCGGCAACAACAACTTGAGCAACAACAAGCGCAACAAATGCAGCAAATGCAACAATTTTCCATGCAGTTGCAGCAGCTTCAAGCGCAACTTGCGCAGCGGGAAACCGCTATCAATGAGCGCGAGGTTGCTGTGAAAGAGTTCCAGGCGCAAGCGAATACACAACTTAAGGCGCAGGAGCTCCAGGTAAAGGCGCAAGATTCGCAAGTTAAAACCGAACTCGCAATGCAAGGCGCGGCAGCGGATACAGTCGACGCAAAAGCAAAAACCTTACTTGAGGGTGAGCGATTAGCATTACGAGAGCAGGAGCTACAAGGGCGCAAGGAGATCGAAGCGTTGAGGGCAATAGCGAAAAATGCGGACTATATATAAGTTTAACGCCGAAACCGGGCGAGTCGAGGAGGTCATGCGCAAGGAACCCGGGGAGCGGGTGCATATAATCGGCGATAGGATCGACGATAAGGGCAACTACCATTGGCACCCAGCATTTGAGGAGGATCGCTACTTTGCGAGTAAAAGCGAATTCCGGAAGGCGACCAAAGCGCTTGGGTATGTCGAAAAAGGCAGCGGACACAACTTTAAACCCGAAAGGCAGCGGGCAAATGTCAACGCGAAAGATGTCGTAGCAAAGGTTTTAAATGACATGAAATACAATCCTGGAAAATATGGAAGATCTTAACGTAGAATCAACTTCAACTCCGCAACCCGCGCCGCCCTCTGAAGCGGCAGAAACGCGGCACAAACCGAGTACTAAGCGATCCGTGTCGGATGTAGTCAAGGCGAAACTCGCTGAGGTGAGGGAGCAGCGCGGCGATGAGCGGGCACCTGAAGCGGCGAGTACCGCCGACGATCAAGTAAAGCGCAAGTACATTGCGGAGGGAAAAGAGGCAGCGCACGAACCTGCGCAAGCGGAAAAGGCATCGAGCAAGTCTAAGGATCTAGAGGAGGCGGAGCCCACTACCAAATCGGCAAAACCTGAGAAATCCGAGCCCTCCGAGGAGCTCCCGAATTCTTGGAGCAAGAAAGAGCGTGAGGCGCTAGAAAAGGCGGATCCCGAATTGCGAAAGGTGATCGCTCGCCGGGAAAGGCAGCGTGACGAAAAATTACTCGATACTACCCGCAGTCTCGCTTATGCGGAAAAAGCGTTGAAGAAACTCGAACCTTTGACTGAGCACTACAAAGCGGTTGAAGCGGAGGCGAAACGCATTGGGCAAAAACCGGCGGAGTTGGTGCAGAACCTTCTGGCGATTCAGAAGATGAGTGTCGAGGATCCGATCCGGTATGCTGCGACGGCGATCGCCAATGACCCGCCGACCATGATCAAGGAACTCGCTAAAATGTACAAGATTGACTTGTACGAGATGGTTCGAGGTAATGACGTGATGGCTTTCGACCGTGAGGAGTACCAACAACGGCAGCACCTCGAGCGATTAGCGGCGGAAAATGCGCGGTTGAGGCAGCAACAAGAGGAGGCGCAACTACTACAACAGCGCAGTCAAACTGATGCCG